AAAAATAATTTATTTGATGTTTTTGCTTTTAATAATTATGATTGCCATACTGCCCCAGACACCATGCCTGAATAACTTTGAAAGTCTGTCTCTGATCCTGGCGGATTGTCATTTGGGTCATAATCTATGGCCATCATCAATGTTCCCGTAGTATTCATTGACGATGATGTTTCAAATCTAAATTGTAATTTTAAAATTCTGTATTTATCAAACATAAATCCCAACTTCGATCCCCAAGGGAATACATTGGCATTAGTTGGATTTATTGCCGGGTTTGATATAAATAAATTTTCAAATAATCCGTTACCGGATGATTTTAATGAGGTTATAAATTCTGAGTGGCTAATTATAGTTGATTTTGATTTGGTTACTATTTTTGGTTGTTTATATTTTTGTACTTTTTGTTTGCTCACTGGATTCTCTTCTAAATGTTTTATCTTTTGATCTAATTTCTTAATTTTATTATTTTCTAATTTCTTAAATCTGTTGTTTAAATTGCTTTGGTTGCGTTTATTGTTCTTCTTGTTCATCTTTAGTCTACTTGGCGTAATTTGTTTCTATAGTTGTTCAATCGGGTATCTTTATTAAGCATTGTTGATATCTCTATTGCAACAGTGATCTAGAATTTCATCTATCACTAATGTGCAAAAGAGTGTGTCTCCCTCTTGGTATTGACACATTTGTTCTACTGATTTTTTTGATGGTATCTGCAGTGTAACCATATCTGCTTTCACAATGTTTGTTTATTTCAACTTCATCTATACTATATTCTAGTGGCACTTTGTAATAACTCTCGTTATCCACCACTGCTATAGTCTTCTTTAGATTTACATCTTGCAGTCTAGCATGCTTATATACTAGGTCAAAATATGGTTTATAATACGGTATCTTGTATAAATGTTCTTGTCCTTTCAATATAGACAACATCCTTTCCAAGCCAGTTTCTTTTCCTAAATCCATGGTTAGTCCTATCTTGGACATCCATCTACAAAATTTAGGTATCAAACAATATGTTTGAACTTCTGTGTTTGCTTCTTTTAAATATATCAACTGATCAACATCGTTAATCAATGTGTGTTCCGATACTATCACTGGTATCAAAATCCCTGAGCAAAATTCCATATCATAAATATTTTTACATACTTTGAATTTTGGGTCTAAACCGAACTGTTGAAAATATCTTACCATACCCTCTTGTAAGTCAACAGTTAACACTTCACTCCTTATAATTGTAGCATTATCATCACCTAAAGCAACTATAGCATAGTCTTTTTTCACTTCTAAATTAAATTTTTCAAAACAAAAAGTATGTATTAAAATATTTAAAAGAGTGTTTCCAATGCTTGTGTTAGGATCACCTGATTTTCTTTGCCCGTAAAGTTCCATTATATCTCCGAATTTACTATAAATAACTGAGTTTTGTTGTTTGTTCATGAATTTCATTAATCTTTTTTGCGTTGTTTGTGTCATGAACCTCTCATATATAGATAATTCTATCTTTATTATTTCGTTGTTTAAGGTTTTTTCCCATCTGGAAAAGTCAGTTTCTGTACATGTGTAATCACCAAATTGTTTGGTCCATGTCTCAAAAAAACTTTCCAACCCCCAATCCATTTTGACCTGAAGAATAAAACATTGCATTATTATTATGCCAATTATCTTTTATTTTGTTTGCAAATGTTTTAATGAATGGAGCTATTAAAACTACCAATCTTAGGTCTGGAGAACAAATATTTCTAGGATCTTTCCAATCTATAGTTCCATCATCGGTTCCTATTGGATAAAATTCCTGTTTTACAAAGCAGCTATATACTGATTTTGTCCACTCGTATTTATCAACGTGTGTTTTCTTCCATGCTTGTAATAATTTGTTTCTCTTGGTTGGTGGGAAGGTAGCTATCCAATCTTCTGTGGCCATTGGTTCTATTGTAATTGGTTGTTGGAATTCGTCATACATATGTGGTAGAAAGTCGACTAATCTGTCGTCTACCCATGTTTTGAATTCTTGAATTAATTTCATATCTGGTTCAAATTTATTTTTTGCCACATTTCTATTATTCATAGATAATGTTGAATTTATATGATTTGATGTATATGCGTAATTCAAATATTTTCCAATAGTTGGTCCAACCAATTTATAGTATGAGTCTTTACTTGGTCTCTCTACTTCTGATAATTCATTGATTGTGATGCTATTTCCTTCTCCTGATTTCCCCACTAAATCTAGCGGGCATGTATTCTTTAAAATTGATGTTTCTTCTTTAAAATTTATTTTAACGTTGTAATTTCTGCCGAGGAACCTTTCCAAGTGCCACATAATTGCAGTAAATCCTAAGTTTTTAAAATCTTTATGAGAGTTAAAATAATAAATTATCACACTAATTATTATACTCAATAAAACATAAAACCAATAAAGTCCATGTGTGAGCTTTGCGCTCATTTGCTCCCTAGCCAATGTTATATTTGTCCCATTATTCACATTATCTGCGATATTGTTATATGTCATTGTACTAATTAGCCCAAGTATTAAAATTGTTAATAGTAAAACAATAACAAAAATGGTCATTTTTTTGTTAGGTATGAAACGTTTTGGTTTAAAATTTAACGCTTCACTATGTTCTACCATAGAATTTAACCCATGATTGAATAGTTCAGAATCTCCCTTCAACATTTTTTGAATACTTTGCGTTTCAAAATCCATATATTTTGTAAAAGTATAGGTTGAAAAATTGATGATGTCCAAACTCTGCATTTCTAAATGATTTGTTTTTAATGCAGTTCTTATGTCAGTCACATAGGCCTTGAATGTAGTTGCATTACGCTCCTTGCCATTCAATCTACTTGTCGCAATATTTAATATGGTGGCCGGTACTTTGATTGCTCTTTTAGCTTTATCAAAGAAATACCAAGAATTGTTAAGGTAGCTGTGCATAACAATATCATTTGTGGTATTCATTTCTTCATCTATAGGTACTGTGTTTGGCCTTTCCATGAAGATAAATATATCCATATCATCTATTTTTCCCGCTTTTGTCCATGTCATAACATCATTTGATTTTTGAGTGTACATCCATTGTGTTTTCTTCCATCTTACATTGTATTCTTGACATCCCTTTTCCATACTTATATCACCATCTTCCTTGGTTGTGTACGAAAAAGTTTTATTTTTTAGAGTGCTCCATGAGTAATCTGGTTGAAAAACAGTTATAAATTTGTTTTTTGCCATTTTTACTAACAAATGGATTTCATGCATTCCTAATTCTTGGATTGTGTCAATCATATAAATGTGTTCAAATAAGGTGGTATTGATTTCTGCGAATTCAATTACCCTCATATCCATCAATAGATCTATGTTTTTTATGTGCTCATAAGTTGATTGCGCATCAACTCGCGGGGTTAACATGGTTAATTTTGAGATATCAAAATCCCAATTTGCAAATGTAGGCCATGCTCCTACTTCTAAAATTGTTCCCTTCATTTCTTTTATTAATTGATTGATTCCCGGGTACAAAGTATTGTTTTTAAGGACTATAGGTTTTGAAACTCCTCGTACAACTGGTAAGCCATTTCCAAGTGTTCCTCTTGAGTTAACAAGATTATCACCCGTCTCAATGTTGATAATATTATCAGTTTTGATTTTTGTGCTATTTTCAATTTTTGTTGTTGTATGAAATTTCTTTTCTCTATCTTGGTCAGGAACGGCATTTTGTTCAATGCTTTTTTTGTTTCTATCATCACATTTATTTGGTGTATGAATCGTCTTCCCCCCAATATTTCTATTAGATTGCCTAACCTCTGGATTTTTTGGATTATCATTTTGTTTATATGATTTCTTATTTTTATATATTCCTTTAGTTTTAGTTCTTTTAACAATTTTTTTCATCAAGTTTAACCTCTTGATTACTGTCACTTAGGTTTTTGTCACTTTTTAGTTCTATTGAATCTTTAGGTTCTATGACACCTATTCGCGAAACCGGTTTTATAAGGCCCCCGTCATTTCCGTTACTTTGGGCTTGTTTTTTATTGTTTTGTTTTGAAATAATAAGTAAGATGTGTAGGTTATCAGTCATTCACAAATTGCTACTTACACCTACATATGTCGCTACTACATGTATTTAAACTATTTCGATCCAACGAATATAGTTTGGTGACCATTTTGGTTTTT